TTTAATAATTGTATATTTATTTTTTTTAAAACTCATTTAAACGGACGTCCTAAGTTCCACATCACCAAAGAATATCTAGTACCTCTTTTTACAGGGCATACTCTGTGCCACACAAAAGATGGAAAAACTACAACTGAACCTCTTGGTGCAATCTCTGTACATTTAACTAAACCTCCTTTTTCTTTAGGGTGTTTATTTCTATAATCAAATTCTAGCTCTCCACCTGTATAATCTTTAGGGTCTGACAAACTTACTGTTACAGATAATTTTCTTATTTTACCTTGTGTTGGACCTTCTTCCGTATAAGGTCTATCCCAACTATCACAATGCCAATCATAAAACTGTCCTTTTGAATATCTTGTAAACTGGCATTGTTCTGAATAATCCCAATCAAAATTCCAATCTGCGTTTTTGTTGGCTACGTGAACAAAAGGCTGAATAGCATCATATACCCATCTATCGTCTAACCAAATAATATTAGAATTTCTTGTCTTCCTTAAATCTTTTAATTCTTTTTTTGTTGGTGGTTTTTTAACTAAATCTCTTTTAAATTTTGCATCACCAGTGAAGGCTACTTGTTCTCTATCTTTTTGAGATAGAGCGTGGTTAATTATATCATCGCACATTTTAGGTGAGAGAGCTTCTTTAAAAAACCAGTATTTATGAACAAGATTCATTTATTTTAAAGCTTA